GCCCGTCTCTCTCGGCGACAACCGGGGGATCATCCCAAGAGAAAACGCGACCGTCCAAGCTACGGTGATCACCGTTCGCCGGGTCTCTCTCCGGCTCGGGCCTCACGCGCTCATCCCTTGAGGTGATCCAGATGTACCGATCGATTCCGGCTTCGCGCTGGCGCTGCTGGTTGATCTGTCCGTTGAGCTTCAGGACTTGATCGCGGGCGATGAGGTCCGCGCGGCTTCGTCCGACGCCGAATCGACCCATCAACGTGGATCGGAGTTCCTCGACACGGAGCCCCTTGGCGTGCGCCTTTTCGACCTCGATAGACACCGAAGCGAGGAGCGATGGTCTCAACTGGGGCTTTGCGAAGGGCGCCATCACACCGGATTCGATAAGCTCGATGTTGGTCCCTCGCCATTGGTCGATCAGATTGATGATCGACGGCTGGTCCTTTCGAATGTTGATCGGCAGGATTTGACCGAGAGCTCGCTGAACTCCTTTGTCGGCTGCCCCTGCGGCGGCGACCATCGCGGAGTTCGTTGGGTCGGTCTTCAGGTACTCGCCCAAGACGAATTCGACCCAGCGCACTTGGCGCCGAATCGTCTTCCTGTTCACGGTCTCCGGCGATGGGGGGCGAGCAATGGCCATGGATGCCGAAGCCACGGCGAGGGATTCGACGGCTGACTGAGCTCCGAACCAATCCCCGAGTTCCTCCGCGATGGCCATCTGCTCGAACCAGTCTCCGAGTTCCTCCGCGGCTCGCCAGTCTTCCGCCTTGGCGTCTCGATGAATCGAGTCGGTCTTCTCTTCTCGAGGCCATCGCTTCAGGAGCGGCGCGAGCCCGATCGCTATGATAACCTCGGCGACCTTCCATACTCGTCGGAGTCCGCGAATGTAGAGGATCTCTGCCGTCTTCGACGGTTTCAACGTCTGCGAGGCGGCGAGGCGGCGTGGTCGTCTACGTGGCATCTGTCAGCGGGCCATCTTCTAGCTTCTGGCTCCATGGATCTGGCGACAGTAGCCCGGCCCGACGGATGGTCTCTTCTGCGGTTTCACCGGCTACGATGTCGAATTCTCCGAGGCGCTCCGAGACCTCGTCGCGGAGTTTGCTCGCCGCCTTCCCCTTCTTTCCCCGAAGGTACTTCGAGACCCTTTCGAGGGTTCCCTTTGCCTTGACTGCGGTGTTGTAAAGCTCAGTCATGCTGCGAGTTCTCCTTTCCCGTCTTCGGGCTCGTCTTCATCTTCGCCTGGTGGCAATTCAGGAGGATTCGGTGGAGCTGCGAAGGGCGGCGGCTCTGGCGCCGGAGGCGGCGCGGACAGTAGCGCCTCCATCAGCTCGGTATCCTCTTCGGTGAGGATCGGCGGGGTCCCGTTGTACTCGGCCCCCCCGAAGCGGTGGAGCAAGAGAGTCTCGGGCGGGAAGCCGAGGCGGTCGTATGCCTCGTCAGTCTCCGCGGTGAGCTTGCGGAGCTCCGCCTCTTCCTTCGAGTTCATGATCTCGAGGCTTGGCCATTCGGCGATCCAGCCTTCCGGGTCCGCGTCTCCGATCCAACGTGCGATGAGTTGAATCTGTTTGTCCACGGGATCTTGATATTGGTTTGCTCGCATCGATTCGACCGAATCATGCCAGATATCCATGTCGGATTCGCCCGTCGAGTTCTGTCCAGCGGGGGAGCGTCCGAAAAGCACGGTGATGGGCATGTCCGCCGCCGCCGCCACGAGAGCCTGTTCGCCTTCGAGGAGTTGCGGGATCGAGGCGAAGGTCCGCTCCACGTAGTTGTATTCCTCGTCTCCGGCGATCGGCATGATCCTCGACACGGAGCCCTGCTGCTGGATCAGCTGGAGGCGCTCGATGAGCTTCGAAAGTCCGCCTTCGACGATCACTCGCCAGAGGTCGGGGATCTTGAGCACTCCGACCGAGCTCGTGTTCAACATTGTCGCTACGGAGTCATGCTGCGAACGGAACGATCGGAGGACCTCCCAAACGTACTGAAGGACCGATGAATCGAACCCATCGAAATACTGGACGCGGTCGCGCTGGGCGGTGAGGGCGCCTGGGAACATGGCGATCCGAGAACGATGGATGATCGTTCCCGAGTCGTACCCTTCGGAGAGCACCCCGGAAACCGAGAGTTGAAGGCGGAATGTCTCCGCCTCTGACCACGCATCCTCGTCTGGGTCGTTCTGATAGTCGGCGATGGTGAGGTCTCGCTTGTCGATCACGGCGAAGTTCAGCGGCTTCCCCGGCTTGATCTCGTCCTCTCGAAGCGGTTCGTCCGCGGCGCCGTCGTCGCTGATGATGAGCACTCCGCCGAATCCGAAGGTACGGCCCCAGATTGCCGCTTCCTTCGATCGCTTCGAGGTCTTGAAGTTGGCGAGCTCCTTCGCCATCTTCTTTTCGTTCTCCTTCGAGCCGGCGTTCTCTCCGACGTACTTCGCCTTGACCCCTCGTTTGAACGCTTCTTCAGCATGCTTCGAGACGATCCGCCGCGCGGTGGCATCGCCATAGAACAACGTCTCGAGGGTCTTCGATGGCAGGACCGTCATTCCCGTTGGATAGAAGCTCTGAAGCGGATCGTTAGGGCTCTGGCCGAGCCCCGTAGCGTGGTTCTGCCAAACCGCACCGGGCCATGTCGTCATTCCGTTTGCGTCGACGCGGATCTCGTCGACTCCTAGCAGCCTGGTCGCCATCGCGCGGAGCGTGTCTCTGATCATCGTCTAATCCCCTTCATGGCTTCGACCCATGAGATTTTCTTATCGCTCAAATATACCAGGGCGAGCGAGCTCGCGCTGACCTGATCGTCGACGTCGGCGTCGCTACCGGTGAAAGCGAGGTGCTCCGAGATAAAGCCGTCGCCGCCTTCGAGGAAAGGAGCTCGTGCGGGGAGGATCACCTGTCCCGCCGCCCATACTCCCTCGACTGACTGGGTCCGCGCGAGCACTCCGCCTCCGATGGGTTCGAGCCTGATCCCTGGGATCTCGCTGATCATGACCTCGACTGTCGCCGCTGCGTTCGCTGCGTCTTCGACTAGATGCTCGTGAGCGCACGGATATCTGCCGAGAAGTGATTCCATCATGGCAAGGGCATCGATGAATCCCTTCCGCCCCTTGACCTGATCTATCAGGTAGTTGCGCCCCTGGAGCCTGCACCATATCTGCCCGACAACGAAGTCGGAGGTATCGAGACCCTTGAACGTGAGGTCCCACGAGGAGATCCAGCGTTGGCCGAGTCCAGCTCGACCGGTCTCGATCGCTTTCGAGAGCTCGGCGGGGAGCACCTTGTATCGTTCCTCGAAGTACGAATCTAGTAGCATTGCCCCGCCCGGGGGCGCCGGATTCTGGTCGAGTTGCGCCTTCGAGGCTGTCGGTCCTAGTTCCTCTTCGAGCTCCGTCAGTCGCTTTTCATCGATCCGCTTCTCGCAGATGAGCTCCCCTTCGATGGTCCGCTCGTCTCGGATGTCGGCTCGACTGGGGTCGTATCTCGCCGGGAAGACGATCGACTCGTATCCGCGGGTGATCGCTTCCCCTGGGGCGTCGAGTCGGTGGAGCCTTTGACCGATCAATACCCTCGCCGTCTCCTTCGGGTTGATCTCGCGGGTCGTCATGGTCTGGAACCAGAATTGCTTCGACTGCTCCATGACGCGGGCGATCGACCGGTCGGCGCCGATCCTCGATTCCTGCTCCTTCACAAGATCGTCGCCGAGGTGAAAGTGTCCGTGCTTCCCTGTGACAGCTCCTTTCGATCCGAAGCTCATCCGAGCTCCGCCGCGAATGTTCTCCCAATGCCGTGCGGCGTCTTTCTTCAGGAGAAGCGGCCATCTCTCCTGGTACCAGTCCGACCGAACGAGGTCTCGAGCCTTCGAGCTGTGGAAAGCTGCGAGCTCCGCCTCATAGGTTGCTCCGAGCCATATCGACTCCGGCCAACCCGTCCACGCCCATGGCTGCCAAAGGACCGAAGCGATCATGGATTTGGTCGAGCTGGGCGGGACGCAGATCACGATCTCGCGTCTGACCCCGGCTTTCCGGTCGTGGTAAACCTGCTCCAGAGCTCTGGCGAGTTGGACGATATGCCAGTTCTCGACCAGTGGCTCCGGGGTCACATGGGGCCATGCCTGCACGACGAAGTCTTCGAAGGGGATCATCTCGCCGCGGGTTGGTCTTGAGGCTCGCCGTTGGCGTCGGGTGTCGGCGACGATCTCCATCATCATGGGGCCGAGTTCCGGGGGAGGCCTCACCTATTCCTCTTCACCGTCATCTTCCGCCGAGGCGGCATCCAGTACCGCGTCGAAGACCTCCGAGGGGAGGTTCCTCTCGAGCTTCGCCATGAAAGCGCGGAGCTCATCCTTGACGGCGAGATTGAGGCGTTTCGTCGGCGCCCAACGTTCTGGGAAGTTCCTCTCGAGCCACGTAGCGGTGGCCCGCCATTCATCGCGGCCTGCGTCTCGGAGCGATACGGAGCCGTCTTTTTCCGCCTTGGCTCGGGCTTCTTGGACGTCTCGGTGTAGACCGACATAGGTGTCTTCGGAGTGTTCCGGCCTCTCTCCGGATTCTCGCCGTCGAATCTCCCGAGCTCCGCGGGCAAGCCATTGACGGAGCGTCTTCGCCGAGACACCGCATAGTGAAGCGGCTGTTTCGATGTGGATTACCTGGCCGATCTCCTTCACGATCTCCTTGCGGAGTTTGTGCGACAGGAGCTTCCCGCCTGGTCCTTTCGGTCTACCGCGCGATCGTGGAGCACTTTTTGGCATCAATCCTCGTTTGATCTTAGCGCGTTAGGGCTCGTTT